GCCGCGCGTCTCCAGCCGGGGATGGCCAGCAAACACGTGGGGCTCGGGAGAATCGGGATCGAGGCGGAGGTAGTGGCGATCGTTGACCGAGACGAACTCCCCCCGGAGCGGTTGCGTAAACCCGATATACCCCAGCCGGATGCATGCGTCGCCCAGCGCTTCGAGGTCCGCGAGCAGTTTCCCCATCGGGAGGTCCCTGGTCAGCTCCCAATCGTCCTCGACACAGAGGAAAGCGTCGTAGTCCGCGTGAAGTGCCTGCGTAGCGGCGTTGTAGGACGCGCCATAGCCACGTCCGCCCGTATTGGTAGTGCTGATGGGGTCGCGGTCACAAACGGCCAACAGCGCGTCCATGTGGGCTTCTGAACCGCCGTCGTTGGCGATGTGCATCCGGTAGTCCCACTCGATCCGGCAGAGCGACTCGACGCACCGGGTGGCGTAGAGGGTCCGGTCGCAGCATGTGTAGACCACGACGGACAGGTTCATCGGAAGTCCCATTCGTAGTAGACGTGCTCCGTATGCCCGTAGTTCGCGGCAAGGCGCGGTGATGTGCACGGCTCACGGCCGACCTCCCGCACAGTCAGAAACTCCGGCGTTTTCAGATGAGACATTGACGCTAGCAACCCATCGCCAGTGAGCAGAATACTTTGAGTTCTTGGCCCATCCTCGAATCCGGTGAGCAACAACGGTCCTTCGGGCTTGCCACATTCGCAGTGGTAGTACCAAAGCGCCCCGATCAGTCGGTGGCCCTTGATGCTCTCAGGCTTGATCATTCCACCCACCTCAGCACGTGGTACGCCTCCGCATACGGGTAAGTGACCGCGGCGCCACGAATCTCCGCCAGCGCTATTAGCTGGGATTTGCTTCGATGTCCCCTGACCTGCGACGCCATGAGCGAGTACAGGTGCACCTTGCGAGCGATGTCGATGCCTCGGTAGAAGTTCGGCACGAACGGATTCCCGAGCATCGGCCACCAGCAGTCGGGCTCCTCATACAGCAGCACCCTCGGCACGAAATGGTTCCGGTCATGCGGACGAAGCGCGACCATCGCCGCCTCGTAGGTGGTGCGGTGATCCTGGTTGTAGCTCGGCCAGGGGATATAGACCTCATCGGGCCGGAGTTCGGCGATGCGTAACTCGATGACGTGGATGAGGTCTGCGATCTGGTAGTGGTTCACGGCCCGCTCAGTCATATCCGTCCAGATGTACGACGACCCAGCGGCATCATGGACGGCCTTGGCTTCCCGCCGCCGCTCGACGGCCGAGACCTCATGGTAGGGGTCCACGCCGAGGTAGTAGACCACGCAGTCCGGCCCAAGCATGCCACCGCAACCGATGACGTCGTCATCGACGTGGGGGCTCAGTATCAATTTCACGATGCACCGCCGAGTGCTGCGCGATGGTTCCCGTCTGCCGGCGGTTCGTAGACGGCCTCGCGTATCAGCAGCCTGCCACCGTCCGCCGTCCGGATGAACGCGTTCGGGTAGGGGTCGGCCAGCGCTCGGATCTTGTTGGCGAGGTACTTCCCGCTGCAGTTCTCCAGTTCAACCCGTGGGATTTCACTGTCCGCTGGCGTGCGGCGTTTGTAGGGAAGCACCCCCGTGCTCAGATCCTGCGGTATCAACGCCAGCGTCCCGTCCTCTATCCCCCGGATCACGTCTATCACCCCTCGCGCCCCGACCGTGGCTATCCTGCCAAGGATGTCCGACAGCGAGCCTTCGAGGGAGTACGGCATCTGCCACGCGATCGGCCCCGAGTCGACCTCGGGGTATTCGTCCGTGAGTTTGAAGATGGTGACCGCCGAGACGGTCTCGCCAGACAGGATCTGGTGCTGTATCGGGCTTCCCCCACGGTAGCGAGGGAGTGGAGAAGGGTGGAGGACGAAGGTCGGGGTGCGGTTGTATTCCTCGGGCGGGATCATGTCCGACCATCCGACCGCGAACACCACGTCAGCATCCGTGTAGAGCTGGCTAAGGACGTTCACGCGGTGAGGGCTGACCATCGCTTCCACCGCGTAGCCAAGTGTCATCGCCCAGTCTCGATACCCAACGATGTTGATCCTCACGAATATCGCCCCCACTCCGGCCGCTTCCACACGCGGGGAAACGTGTCCCGGATGATCTCGATCGCTGGCCAGTACTCGGCCGAGCGCTTGGTCTCCTGCCCCGGGTGGACCCGATGGAAGTAGAGCGGATGGTCGATGCTCCCGATGGCGTGTAGGTGCTCCGAATGGTGGCGCATCATCATCGAAACGAACACGGTGTCGGGCTTCTCGCACGCCTCCGGGGGGAACCCGCCGGTCAGCTTCCATAGTTCCTTGGTGACGATCGCGCAGTTGTTCGGGACGTGCGCGCGCTTCTCGCTGGTCTGGGTTTCCCAGTCCCCGACGTACTCGATGGGGAGGTAGTAGTACCCCAGCGGGTCGCCGATGCGGTCGATCTCCTTGCTGGCGATCTCGATGCAATCGGGGGAGAGGTAATCGTCCGCCCCGAGCATGAGCACGTTTGGTGCCCCAGCTTCGGCGATGCCTACGTTGAATGACGCCCCCACTCCGAGCCGCCAAGAGTTTTCGATGATTCGAACTTTCCGCTTCTTTCCTTGCCAGCCTAGCCCTGCCATGTCATCGATCACTAAAGGCCAATGCACCGGCAGCGCACCGCGCGGGTCTCTAGCGCTGTCGATAGCCTCCTGTAAGAACTGTTGATGGTGGGGCTCCGGCCCTACCGGGATGACTACCGTGATGTCAGCCACCGCTCGCCTCCTGTAGCAGCTCGGCCGTCAATGGCGCCAGGACGTAGGTCGGTTTCAGCGCCCGGGAGTAGTTCGGGAACGGCTCCATCCGGATCGGTTTGTGTGGAGCGAGCACCCGCAGCAGGTCGCCCTTATCGACGGGGTACGGCGTCGCCATGTGGACAACTAGCTTCCGTGACTTGGTCTGCCGGACGAATGCGATGTCCTCGGGGCGCTGCTCATTCTCCGCTTCCGTCGCAATGTCCACGAGCCCCTCGGCTACCTGGTTCACCGTGCCGCCGGACCATTGCACCGCCCAGCCGGTCAGCGGGGCGTCGCTCAGTGCGTACGCCCACAGCCCCTGATTCGGGGCGATGAACGACGTGCGAACGTTGATGACGTTCCGCGACACGACCTCGCCGAGCGCCTTGGTGTACCCGTAGAAATCGACGGGGTTGGTCCGATCCCTGACCTTGTGGATCTTCATGGATCGACCGTGGAACACGCAGTCGGTCGAGACGTGGATCACGATATGCCCGTAGAGTTCGGCCAGTTCCGCGACGATGCGCGGGCCGATGACGTTGGACGCGTACATCCGATCCTCGTCGACCGGATCGCGCCGGATGTCCCCCGCGCAGTTAATGATCACCGTTCCCCCCGGGAGTTGGGAGAGGTTGCGCTTCATGTCACCCCAGATGTGCGTGCGCGCGGAGCACACGAGGTACTCCGCATTCACCGCCTCGAGTTCGTTGACGACCGATTGGCCGAGGGTGCCGTTAGGACCAAGTACGAGGATCATCGCTCCACCTCCACGATGTCCTGGGCGTTCTCGATCATCGCCCACAGTTCCTCGGCGGTGAGCCGCGGGGCGGTCGACGATTCGAGCGCGTACGGACGATGATTCACCGGTGCGGAATCCGGCGGCATGAGCGCTACGTAGCGGTCGTCGACCTCCACCGTGCGCACGCTCTCCGTGAGTGACAACAGCGACTCGTGCAGCTTCTCCCCTGGCCGGTTCCCGGTTTCCCGGATCGGCGCGTCCTGCCCAGCCACAGCCCGGCACATGTCCTCCATCGACATGGCCTTCAGCCGGGGAATGAGCACGTGCTGCCCGCGGACCGTGCCATCCATCGCTCGCAGGATCACGTCCACCGCATCGTCTGGTGCGAGCCAGAACCAATCGTGAACTGCCGGTTGGCCTCCCACTGGTCTATCAGCTTCGGGATCACCGAGCCCGTGGACCCGACCACGTTGCCGTACCGCACCACGGAATACCTCGTGTCCTTGAACGCGTTCAGCAGCAGCGGGTCCAGCCACATGCGCTCCATGAGCATCTTTGTGGCGCCGTAGGTGTTCTCAGGAGAGACGGCCTTATCGGTCGAGATGGCGATGCACGTCTTGACCCCCATTGCGCCGGCAGCGAATGCCACCTGCTGGGAGCCGACCACGTTGGCGTCGATGGTGTCGTAGGCCAGGGACTCCGAGCGGTCGACGTACTTCACGGCTGCCGCGTGGATCACCGTGTCGTGGCCTGCGATGACTGCGGTGAGGTAGTCGAGCGAACCCGCGACGTTTCCCCGGACGCACTTCACATGCGGCCAGCGGGCCTTGATGCGCGATTGCTTCCAATCGTCTCGGCTGAGGCAGGTGAACTGGACATCCCAGCCTTCACGCTCAGCCCGTCGGTAGATTGCCCGTGCCAGGAACCCCGTCCCGCCGGTTATGAGCACACGCCCGGATAGTTCCATACTCACCGTCCCATAACGTTGTATCCGCAGGATACGCGCCTATGGGAGCCGAGGGCAACAGATCCCGATTTGCCGATTTCGGCTAATCAACCCGTCGTCGGGCGAACCTCGATGTAGATGTCGGCCGCACCAGCAGCAACAGCGGGGGGATCGCCTTCGCCCGTGAACCGAACGTAAAAGCCCCCCGGAACTCCGGGCTCCGGGGGGCTTCGTTGGCTGACTCAGCCCTGACTATCAGGACTGCCAGTGGGCGTAGTAGCTCGGGCCCGGACGAGTCGGGTTGCCACCGTTCAGGTGGTACGGGTCGGTCGGGAACTCGGTCCGAGTGTGCTGCAGCGGGCAGTACACGACGTTCTCGAGCTTGCCGGCGAGCCAGGGCGTCCGCAGCACGATGCGCGGCCGGATGATGGCTTCGACCGCGAAGCACCCGCCTTCTTTGCGTACGTGCTCCATCCACGGGCCGACGACCCGAGAGTCGCCGAACATGCCCATCGCGAACGCGGCGTCGATGCTCGAGTTGTTGAAGTCGAACGTCTCCAGGTAGGTGACCGGGATTCCGCCCATCACCGTCTTGGGGACGAAGTAAATGTCCGATGAGAAGCACCCTGCCGGGAAGTTCCCGCCCGAGCTGTTGCCGTCCAGTTCCGTGATGCCGGAATCGAAACGGACCGGGTAGCGGATGCCGTCGATGTCCAGGAACCGGCCCTGCCGCATCTGGTCGCGGTACTCGACCTGATCCCGCGCGTCGATGTTCAGGGTGACCCCGGCGGCGTCCATGACCGTGCACCCGCCCTTGAGGTAGGCACATGGCCAGACGGCCGAGATTTCCCAGAACAGTTCCTCACGCATCCAGATTTCCCACGTCACGGGAGTAACCCCGGTGCGGTCGGCGTTGATGCGGAGGTACCTGGCGAGGTAGCTGAGCGCGTCGATCAGCGCCTCGGAGTTGTCCTGGACGGCGGCGTAGTTGAAGTTCTTGACATCGCTGTCCACCGAGGGTAGCGCGACGCCGTTGATGGCGTCCACGTAGCCCGTGGTGATCAGGTTGTCGAGCCCGGCCATCTCGAGGTAGCCGTCGCCGTTGCCGTTCGCCGGGTTGCCCACCCACGCCTGCCGCGTGAGCAGCCGGTGAAGTGACACGTTCCGCTGGAATACGGCTGCGGTCATCTCGTTGGCGAGGATGTTCCCCGGGTCGCCAGGTGCGAAGGAGAACCCGCCGGTGCGGAAATCCCCGATGATGCGAAGATCGCCGAACTCGCCCCGGTCGTTGAACTCGCCCATCCGCTCGAGCGAGAGCTCGCGGGTGCGGCGCGCGTAGCGACCGAACGGCGCCCGGATGATGCCAGCCTTCTGCAGACCGCCCTCGCGGGGCTCGTCACAGACGGTTGTCGGCTCGTCCGCGGTGGGATCGTCCTGCACGCCGGTCATGATCGGGTAGAGCGGATTGCCGTAGAACGTGGGGCGCTGAGGCAGCGTCGCCATGATCCCCGGCATGGTGGCCATGTAGGTGCTGAACACCTGGGGGTCGAGCCCCGGATAGCTCAGCGTGCCTTGCGGACCGTGGATGTACCCGGTGGCTCCGGGCGCGCCGGCGAGGTCGTGCTTGTAGCCCTCGTCCTCGGCAACGGCCTTGAGCGCGTTCACCAGTTTGTCGATGTCGATGGATGCCGGCATTGGCGTCTCCCTCCGTTATTCCGTTGGGACGGCCGAGGCCGCCTTGCCGGTGAACGCGTTCAGGTAGAACGAGTCGAGCCCGCCCTCGGCATACTGCCCGCCCACGTCCCTGGTGGCCCCGCGGACAAGCGACTTGCGCCCATCCTCAACCGAGTCATCACGGCTCGAGGCCGCGAGGTTCTTGAGCGCGGCGACGTTGGACTTGCCCCATGCAGCCGACAGCTTTTCGTCGTCGGTCTTCTGGAGTTCCTTGATTGCCGCGTCCTGCTGGTCGAGCCGGGCGAGGATGGCAGCCATCCCATCGGCAACCGGCGCCAGCGCCTTTTCAAGCGCCGTGGCGTCAACCGCGATTGTCACGTCGGGCTCGGGCTCCGATCCTTCGAGGAGGTCCTTGAGCCCTGCGATGATCGATGGATCGAGGTCCTTACCATCTGCCATCGCGCCCACTCGGGCCTCGATTTCGTTCGCGAACTCCTCCCCACCGATGGCGGAGAACATTCGCTTCTTGTCTTCTCGCAGTGCCATAGACTCCTCCACGCCAAAGGCGGTTTTGAGATTCGCGGCGGCCCGTAGCGGGAGCACCGATACCTCAAACGTTCGGTAATGGTGATACTCACCATCCTTCAGGTCGGACGCCCGGTAGTGATACCCATGGGACATGCCCAGTGGTTCGGGGTAGGACTCCAGGCCCTTGTAGATCGCCTTGCCGAGTTCGTTGAACTTGCCGGTAGCGACCATGAATCCGCGGTCGTCGTATGCGATCTGATCTGCCTCGCCGATGACCGCCGCGCGCTCGTGCCAGAGCATGAGGCTCGGGTAGTTCCCCGTGCGGTCGACGTGGGCTTCGTATTCGCGGTGCGCCGCCTCGGTGAAACGTTCGTCCTCGCGGTCCTTGCGATCGTTGCTCCAGATGCCCATCCACCGGGGCTCACCAGACGCCTTGTCCCGGTAGACCGTGAACGCACCGCCGGGCGCATAGCCGACACGCTCGGGGGCATCCTTGCGGACCATCCCCTTGACACGCTCCCAGAGCGACCGCATTCCGGTCGGCTGACTCACGCGGGCGGCCATGTCCGAGGCGGCCTGTGAAATCAGCGCGGCTTTCTCGTCGGCCGAGAGTTCGTCGGCGTACAGGATATTGTTAACGATGGACTGGAATGTGCGGGTGGTTTCGCGGGCGTGCTCGTCGCGCTCGTGGGCGTCGTGGGCTACGTCAGCGTCGGCGAACGACCGCACTCCCAGCGGGAGAAAGGCGATCTCGTCGTAGCACTTCTCGTCCTTGACCTCTACAGGTTCGGGATCCACGGGCAGATACCCAGCGTTCACCGTCCCGCCGCATAGCGTAGGCGCGCCCGCACAGTCGCGTCAATCGACCCTTAATTTGCCGATTTCGGCAAATTGGGCGCAGGCCGTTCCGGGAGGACAGTGCTTCCGGCAGCGGTCGCAGCGGACCCGTTTCCCGACGTGTCCGATCGGATGCTCGGCACCTATCAGGACGTACGCTCCGCCTCCGCAGCATTCGCAGGCACCCTCGCGCATCTCCCATGCCATCGCCCACCGCTTCGGTCCGGTCATGCGGCTCATTTGTTGCCCAGCAACGCGACGATCAGCGCGCGTGTGCGCTGCCACTCAGCAAACCCAATCTCACCCATCGTCTTCCATCCCCTACCGCGCATCCGCCGCGCCTGCTGCCCGCCGATGACGTATGGGGCATAGCTCGTGGCGTTCTGGACTACGGCCCGCAAGTCCCCCTGATCTCCCCCGACACGGAGCGCTGTGTTGCGGCCGAGCGTTCCTGTACGGCGGTAGGTGGTCGGCTGCTGGGGCGGGTAGGCCGCGACCTTCCGCTGGGCGACCTTCCGCTGGGTCGTCCCGGCCCACTGGCGCATCTGTGCCTCGACCGCCTTGGCCTTGGCCAGGTCCGCGATGGGATGGCGAGGGACGATCGGGTTGAACCTTACGCTAGCCAAACAGAGCCTCCGGTATCACGCCCGCCACCGGCCAGCAACGGCACGCAGGGTGCGCCGGGGAAAACGATTGGTCGATGCTGAACGATTGGCCGTCGAGCGGAGCGCATATCGGGCACACCAGCCCGTCCGCCGAGGTGTGCCACGCCCACGTTTGGAACCCTAGTTCGCGGTAGGTCCGCTGGGCTCCAATGCCCACCAGGCGGGTCGTCTCCGTGATGGCGATGCGGTCTACCGCCATATCCCCGAATAGTCCGCTCGCCTCCAACCGCTCGGCCACCCATGACGGCTGCATGCCGAGTTCGTAGGCGTCGAGGATCAGGGACCGGAGCTTCTCGGCCCTGGTCTGGCCGAGGTCGAACCACCATTCGCCCAGGTACTCGTCGAGGACGATCTCGAGGGACCGATTGATATTGTCGGCCTGCTCTGGCGTGAGTTCGACGATGTCCTTTTGCCCGATGGATTCCAGCCCTGCGGTGACGCCGCGTTGCATCGCTTCCCACATGGCAGGACGGACGGCCGCTTTGAGCTTGTCGCCAAGGGCGCGCCACCATCCCGCGTTGTTCGCGAGGGACTGGAGGTCAGCGAGGTCCCGGTAGGCAATCATGCACGGGCACGGCGCCAGATATCGTCCATCGCCTCATCCAGCGGCCCCCGCATCGCCCGGGCCATCCGCCGCTCGAGCGTGGGCTTGTCGCCCTCGAAATCCCTGGCTTCCTCGTTGATGACGTCAGTCCCGCTGCCGCCACGAGGGGCAGGCGATGGTGCGGTGGGCTCCGGGCGGCTCAGCCCGTCCATGCGGTCGAACTCCTCCGTACTGAGCAGGTCCTTCATCAGCAACATCTGCCGGCCGCCCTGCTCGTCGATCACCCCCTTGTCGACCATGCGCTCGATGGCCTGGGAGTAGGTATCGAACAGCTGAGCCTGTGCAGCGTCCTCCTCGTAGTCGACGTCGTCCCACTCGAACTCGCAGCCCGCGGGGAGGATGCCCTCGTGGTTGATGAGGTGCTCGACGAGCTTCCGGTATATCTGCGGGCCCTTGCCGCGGCTCTTGAGGTGGAGCATCTCGGACTGCGATCCGGTCCCGAGGTTCCCGCCCGGCAGTGGGGCGAGCTCCTGATAGTCGGTGAACAGCGCCATCGAAAGGATCGTCAGGTACTCCTTGAGTTGCTTCTCGGGGTCCCATCCATCCGGCAATGTGGCAAGCTCGACGGTTACGAGTTTTGGCTCGGCCTCTACCGTGGCCGTGGTCAGGACGACCGGCTGGATGTACCGGGTCAACCCCTGAGCATCCGCCGCCGCCCGCTGGCCCTCAATGGCCGCCTTTAGCGGCCCTGGCGCCGTCCCGCCGACGATGTGGATGGCCTTGGTGTGCCGGCCGGAGACCTTCTCGTCCGTATAGGTCGCGATTGACTTCCAGACCTGGCACGCCCGGAGCACTCTGGTAACCGCGCAGTATTGGAGCGCTGAGAGGCGTTCGTAGGTCGACGGCAGCTCGAGGAGGTGGCTGACCTCGTACCACATCATCCGGTGATACCGGCCTCCCAAGTCCTGGTAGATGACGGGGATCTCGGGGTCGTCCGTGCGCCAGCAGCGTGTTGGGTCCAACGTCTGAATGCCGAGTACCGGGGCGTTAGGCGACTTGCCAGCCCGGATGACCTCGATGAACGCGCCCTTATCCTGCGTGTAGAGCGCCATCGATAGCCGCGAAGCGAAGTCGAGCCACCCGCGGCCCATGTTGGCGTTCGTCAGCAATTCGTGGCCCATCGACGCCAGCCGTTCCGTCCCGTTCACCTTCCAGCTCATGCCGGCGTTCCGGACCACTACGGATCCGATGGCGGAGTTCAGGATGGACTCGCTCGGGAGGAACGCCCGGAGCTGCTTGTCGCGTTCGGTCGGATTCGACCCCCAGGGGATGATGCCGTCGGCGGCCTGCCCCATCGCCCAGACGATTCCGTCACCAATCCATGCTGTACCCGCTCCGGGTACGCTCTGCATCGGGTCCGGTTCTACGACGGAGCGCCCTAGCAGGCGATCGATCTCCGGCCCGGTCAGTTCCTTATCGTCAGATGCCACGCGGGCAGTGTAACGGCGAACTGCCCGGCATCGCTACCGGGCGGCCTTAATTTGCCGATTTCGGCAAATCGGACGCTGGCCTACGCCCCCGTTTGGTGTTGCGCTGCGACGCCGTACGAATTTCCTCCGGCGTCCACAGGAACCCCGTCATCCGCGGCGGGATCGTCTTCCCCATCTGTCGGCCGATGTGCTGGGCCATTCGCGTGCTCACCCCGAGGATCTTGGCCACGTCCGCGGTCTCATATTCCTCCCCGTCGCAGTCCGTGCAGAGCGCGCCGGCCATCGACTCCCGGCACTCCCGGCAAATGTCCGCCTTGCGACCGCAC